TGATATTTATAGATGCAGGAACAATTAATTTTACTGTTGAAGCTAAATGGACAGACTTACTTCAATTAGTATTAATAACCGTAATTGGTGCTTATTTTGGTGGTAGATCATTAGAAAAAGTCAAAAATGGAACCACAATAAACAAAAAATAACAACAAACAAATCAAAATGGCTAAACAATTATTAAAAGAAAGATTCCAACAATTAGCAGGAATTAAATCTCTACATGAATTTTATCCTGATGATACTCCTGATGAACCTGGATATACAGGAACTCCTGCTTATGGAGATGAGGGGGAAAATAAATATCCTGGAATACCACAGCCCGATATTAATTCTAAAACATTATTAGATTTAATTGCTCGTGATTTAAAATTTGCGGGTTTTTATCAAAACCCCGAAATGCTAGCTTTTGAGGACGCTGTAGAAATTATGGATCACGTAATTGAAATAGAAGGTGCTGATTATACAGGTTTAAATGCATTACTTGATTATATTCAAGAGGGAGAATTTGAGAAAGGGGATAAAGATATTTATATAGAACCTAAATAAAATAAAAAATTAAAAATAAAATAAAATAAAATGACAAAATTTAATTACAAAAAATGGGTAACTGACCATAAAAATGGTAAACCTTTATTTGAGCAAGTAACAGGACCAGGACTCCTTGGATGTCCTCCAGGATCAACATCAGGTTTAAACCTTGGATGTCAAAATTATGGTCCATTAGTTCCACTAACATATACGGGAACAGGAAATCCTACTTTTGTCTATAATGGGAGTCCAACATACGCAACAACATGGACAGGAAGTTGTTGTACAGGATCAGCAGGGACAGGAAGTACATGTTATGCTTGTATTTCTGGAAGTCAACAGAGTGGACCTGCTAATACTAGTATGGGTTCTTATAATACTCAAACTGGATATTGTAATATATCATCTAGTAGTTGGCAAATAGCTAATGCACCTGGAAATTTTAACCCAGCTAGCCCTCCATGGTCAACATCAAATATCCCATCTTACAATGCTTGTACAGGATCAGCAGGAACAGGAAGTGCAGATTGGTGGTGTACAGGAACAGGAACAGCTGGACCTTCATGTATGCAATCATCAACTCAACCTACAGGAGCAACAGGAGGACCTCACCCAGATCAAACAACTTGTCAAACAGCTTGTACAACTCCATCTACAGGAAGTGGATGTGATAATTCTCCAAACAGTCAATGTGCTCAAACATGGTTTGGTGCAAATGCAAGTAATTTTACTAATTTCATGGCAAATCAAGCATGTACAGGAACTCATACTTACCAAGGAGCTCATCAATATCATTTACAGGGAATGCATCCCCTATGGTATAATAGACCAAACCAAAATGCACAATGGAATCCAAGTATGCAAAACTTTTCAGATATTAGTCAATTAGCTACCGCTGGTTTTGGAGCAGGATCCGCAGGACAACCACAAAAAGGTCAATTTAAAAGAAAATTAGCCAAAGCACAGTGGGCTAATTGTATGAAAACTACTTGTTGCTAAAAACACCCAGTCCGATTCATAGCCGGACGATTTAAATAATTTTCAGAGAGCTGTGGCCTCCAATTTGGTAGCCACAGCTTTTTTTTGTACGTTACCACAAAATCAACAAAGTATGAATCACGTAGTGATAGTAGGCGCCGGAGTTGCGGGTGTAAATGCAGCAACAAAATTAGTAGATAATAACTTTGAAGGGAAAATAACCATTATTGATATGGGTTTAGATCCTTATAGAAGACCAACCTCCGATGTAATGAGAGGTTTTTTAGGTGCTGGTGGTTGGTCAGATGGTAAATTAACTTACCACACTTCAATAGGGGGTCATTTATCAAAATACACAGGTGAAGAAAAAGCCATGGATTTGATGGATGAAGTAATTAACAATTTCAAACGTTTTCACCCTAAACCAGAGGAAGTACAGTGTTCAAATCCAGTTACAGAACCAGATTTTATCAAACCACACTTTGGTTTAAGATTATTCCCTGTATACCATGTAGGCACAGATTACTTACATGAAATAGGTAAAAATTGGTACGATTATTTAGTTAAAAAAGGTGTAGATTTTATGTGGGAAACTAAAGTAGTCGAGATTGATTTTGAATATGATTTTTTAACTTACATAGATACTTCAGGATCGACAATTTTAGATCAAATGGATTATGATAAACTTATATTTGGTGTTGGTAAATCAGGAATCGATTTTGCAAAAGAATTAACTGAAGAATTCAATCTACCTACAGAACCCAAACCAGTACAAATTGGAGTTCGTTTTGAGGCACCACAAAAACACTTTCAAAAAATCATAGATATAGCATATGACTTTAAATTATATAGAAAATATGACGATAAAGGTGTATCATTACGTTCATTCTGTACAAACAATAATGCAGCTTATGTAGCAGCTGAACACACATATGGAGACATAAGTTATAATGGTCACGCTAAAAAAGATAAAAAATATCAAAATGATATGACTAATTTTGGTATATTAATGGAAATTAAGGGCGTGGATAAACCTTTTGATTGGTCAAGAGAAGCAGTAAAAAAGATGCAATGGGATGGTAAAGGAACATATTTTTCTCCTAGCCATAGAGTACCTTCAAAAACAACAGAAGGTGATTATGTAGAAACTCAAGTAGTACAAACTATGGAACCTTTATGGGATGCTATTGGGGATTATGCTCATTATATTGAAGATTTCATATCAGACATGCAGAAAGTATTCCCAACATTAGGTAATGATTGGGGTGTTTATATGCCAGAAGTTAAATATTTAGCACCAGAACCTTTAGTAAATTACGATGATTTAAGTTTAACTAGGTTCCCTAACGTACATTTTGTAGGTGATGCGTTATCAGCAAGAGGAATAACAGTATCAGGAGCACATGGCACATTAGTAGCAGAAAAATTATTAAAAAATTAAATATGGCAAATAAAGCAACAGAAGAAGAATTACATAATATTAGAAAGTGGGTTAACCCTAAAGGAAAAGTAAGAAGATGTTATAAAATTGAAGAAGATGGATCTAAAACAAGAACCCGTGTTTTACAAATGGGGGATAGAGCAGTATTCCATAGTGAAGATGGTCCTGCTTTAATTAATAAAGAACAAAAAAGAAAGGAATATTATTTAAATGGTATTGAATTTACCTATGATGATTGGAATGAAATAATGAAAGGTAAAGAGGGTTTACCTTGGTATAAAAACCCAGCAATGAAAGGAACATCAAGACATTAATATATGAAAATAGGATTTTGTGGAACAATGAGTGTAGGAAAAACTACACTAGTAAACGCTTTAAGAGAACTACCTCAATTTGAAGGATATCACTTCGTAACAGAACGTTCAGAACATTTAAGGGATTTAGGAATACCTTTAAATACAGATAGTACTTTAAAGGGACAATTAGTATTTGCAGCTGAAAGATCAATAGAACTAATGCAAGACAACATAATAACTGATAGAACTGTTATAGATGTTATGGCATTTTGTGATTTATCTAAATCAATGGATAGCGCACATAAGTTTTATTTAAATGCTACTTTAACTTATCTTATAGGGGAATATGATGTTATATTTTATGTTTCTCCTGAAGGAGTAGAAATAGAGGATAATGGAGTTAGAGAAACAAACGCAAAGTATAGAACGGCAATCGATAAAAAAATAAAATCACTCATACAAATGCATAGAAGTAATGCAATTACCCTTAAAGGAACTACCGAAGAACGCATAGAACAAGTCAAGAATGCCTTAGTTCAATATGTATAACATATAACATGGCTCAACAAAACATCAAACAAATCATAAAACAGGAGTACATTAAATGTGCTAAGGATCCTGTATACTTTATGAAAAAATATTGTATGATTCAACACCCGACTAGGGGTCGTATTCAATTTAATTTATACCCCTTTCAAGAGGGCACATTAAAATTATTACAAAAACATGATAGAAGTATTATTCTTAAATCAAGACAGTTAGGAATTTCGACCTTATCTGCAGGTATTTCATTGTGGATGATGATTTTTCAAAAAGACAAATCAATACTTGTGGTAGCAACTAAACAAGACACAGCTAAAAACTTAGTAACTAAAGTAAAATACATGTATGATGGTTTACCTTCTTGGTTACAAATTGGATTTGTAGAAAATAATAAATTAGCACTTCGACTTAAAAATGGCTCTCAAATTAAAGCAGTATCAGCAGCAAGTGATGCGGGTAGATCGGAAGCAATCTCTTTACTAATTGTAGATGAAGCTGCCTTTATTGAAGAAAATAGAATTGAAGATATTTGGGGCTCATCACAACAAACACTATCAACGGGGGGTAAAGCAATAGTCTTATCTACACCAAATGGTACAGGAAACTTTTTTCATAGAATGTGGAATAAAGCAGAAGAAGGAGTTAATGGATTCGTCCCAATTAGATTACCTTGGACTGTACACCCAGAAAGAGACCAACCCTGGAGAGACAAACAAAATGATGAATTAGGTTTAAGAATGGCGGCACAAGAATGTGATTGTGATTTTACAACTTCTGGTAATACTGTATTTGAACCTGAAATGTTAAAATTTATTGAAGAAACAAACATATGTGATCCTATAGAAAAAAGAGGAATAGATAGTAGCTTCCACCTTTGGGAATACCCAGATTATGCAAGAAAATATATAGTAGTAGCAGATGTAGCTAGAGGAGATAGTAAAGATTATTCAGCCTTTCATATTATAGATGTTGAGGAATGTAAACAAATTGGTGAATTTAAAAGCCAAATAGGTACTAAGGAATTCGGTCATATGTTAGTAGCAATAGCTACAGAATACAATAATGCATTACTTGTAATTGAAAATGCAAATATAGGATGGAATACAATACAAGTAGTAATAGATAAAGATTATAAAAATTTATATTATTCTCCAAAAGGAGACGCAGCAACAAATGCAGACGCATTTTTAGCTAAAGGGTATGATATAACAGACACAACAAAAATGGTTCCTGGGTTTACAATGAGTATGAAAACTCGACCTTTAACAATAGGAAAATTAGACGCTTATTTAAGAGATAAATCAATTACTATTCAAGGAAAAAGAACCATGGAAGAAATGAGAACTTTTATTTGGAAAAATGGAAGAGCAGAAGCCCAAATAGGATATAATGATGATTTAGTAATGTCTTTAGCAACAGCATGTTATGTAAGAGACACAGCACTTAAATTTGCACAACAAGGATTAGATATAACAAACGCCGCCCTAAGTAATTGGAAAAAAAGTGAAACTGCTATTTATAGTAGTAATGGAGTAAGTAAAAAAGACGCAGGATGGACACAAGATATGGGCGAACACGGAAGTCAAGATTTAACTTGGCTCCTTTAATATGTATTAAAAACAACAACAATGGCAGACACTAGTTTATTTTCAAGACTACAAAGATTATTTTCAAGCGACGTAATCATTAGAAATGTAGGAGGAAAACAATTAAAAGTAATGGACACAGGTAGGATCCAAAAATATGGAAACCTAGCCACAAATTCACTTTATGATAGATTTACACGTTTACACAAACCTGTAGGATCTTCACTACAATATAACCCAACACTGAATTATCAGTCAATGAGGCTTCAGCTTTATAGTGATTATGAAGCTATGGACACTGATCCTATTATAGCAGCCGCTTTAGATATTATTTCGGATGAATCTACTACAAGAAATGAATATGGAGATGTTTTAAATATCAATTCTTCAGATGAAAACGTAAGAAAAGTATTACAAAATTTATTTTATGATGTTTTAAATATTGAATTTAATTTAGCTACATGGGTTAGAAATATGTGTAAATATGGGGACATGTATTTAAAAATGGAAGTATCTGAAAAATTTGGAGTATATAATGTTATTCCTTTATCAGTATATGAAGTAGTAAGAGAAGAAGGAACCGATCCAGAAAATCCTTCTTATACTCGTTTTACCCTAGATCCTAATGGTTTAGCTTCAGGGGCAACTAATACAATCAGACGAGATCAATTTAGTTTAGAAAATTATGAAATTGCACATTTTAGATTACTTACAGACTCTAATTATCTTCCTTATGGTAGAAGTTATTTAGAACCTTCTAGAAAAGTATTTAAACAACTAATGTTAATGGAAGATGCTATGTTAATTCATAGAATTATGAGAGCACCTGAAAAAAGAGTCTTCTATATTAATATTGGTAATACTGATCCTGATAAAGTAGAACAATTTATGGCTGACACAGCTAATAAGATGAGAAAAACACCTTATATTGATCAAAGCACAGGTGATTATAACCTTAAATTTAATATTCAAAATATGACTGAAGATTTCTTTATACCAATTAGGGGTAATGACGCTTCAACAAGAATTGATACTACTAAAGGCTTAGATTATGATGGCACTGGTGATATTGAGTATTTAAAAGCTAAAATGATGGCTGCTCTTAAAATACCTAAACCATTTTTAGGATATGAAGAAGGAGTAGAAGGAAAATCAACACTAGCGGGTATGGATATCCGTTTTGCCCGTACAGTTGAACGTATTCAAAGAATTATAGAATCAGAATTAACTAAAATTGCGCTAGTACATTTATATGCGCAAGGGTTTAATGATGAACAATTAGTTGATTTTAAACTAGAATTAACTGTTCCCTCAATTATTTACGAACAAGAAAAAGTTGAACTCTATACTGCTAAATCAGCTGTATCTCAACAATTAGTAGACCAAAAATTATTTAGTAAAGATTGGATCTATGAAAATATATTTGGATTATCGCCTGACCAATATGAAAATGAAAAAGAAGCTATGTCTGAAGATGCAATGCTTAAATTTAGACTTTCACAAATTGAAAATGAAGGAAACGACCCAACAGAATCAGGTGTCTCTTATGGTACCCCCCACGATTTAGCTTCATTATATGGTAATAAAAGAGATAAAGCAGTAGGACCAGCTCAGATACCAACGGGATATGATGAAAAAGATCCAGGACGCCCAACAGAAAAACCCCAAAACTATGGTTCAGATAAAGGTAATTTTAGTAGGGATCCATTAGGTAAAGGAGGATTATCATCAGATAAAATAGAAAAACCATCAGATGGTAATAAAGTTTCTACTTTTGAAATTTCAAATATTAAAAAATCTCTTCAAAAAGTTGTTAATAAAAAACAAGTTTTAAAGGAAGAAGAAGAAAACGGAATGTTATCTGAGAAAAATATCAAGCCTCAGAAATAGGTTTATATTTATATACGATAAATTCGAACTTATATAATATGAAAGTAAAACATTCTAAGTACAAGAATACTGGGATTTTATTTGAACTCCTAACTCGACAGTTAACCTCAGATACTATTGCAGGAAATAATCCAAAAGCTTTAGATTTTTTAAAAAGACACTTTAATTCAAAAACTGAATTATTAAAAGAGTATAAAATATACCATACATTAGCTACACAAAAGTATAATAAAGATAGTCAAGCTACAATGTTGATTGAAACATTATTAGACGCCCATCAAAAATTAAACAAAAGTCAGTTAAGAAGAGAAAAATTTAATTTAATTAAAGAAATTAAAAAAACATATAATGTAAATGATTTTTTTAAAGCTAAAATAACGGATTATAAAATAATGGCTTCTATTTTTAATTTATTAGAAAATAAAGAAGCCTCCCCTATATCAATAGTTAATTCTAAAGTAACTCTTTTAGAACACATCACAGAAAAACCTACATCTGTTAAAAAGAATATTGTTTTAGAAAACTTTAATAAACAAGATAAAGACACAAGGTTACTTACATACAAAGTTTTACTTGAAAAATTTAATGACAAATATAGTGGTTTACAAGATAACCAAAAAACCTTATTAAAAGAATATGTTAACAGCGTTACTAATAGCCCTGCTCTTAAGTCTTATATCAACCAAGAAATCAAAGAAGTTAAAAAAGATCTTACAAAATATTCTCAAAAAATTGAAGATAAAGCGGTAGCAATTAAACTAAATGAAACAAAAATAATGATTAAACCATTATGCAAAAAATCATCAGTAAGTGATGATAATGTTATCAATTTACTTAATTATTATGAGTTAGTAAATGAATTGAAAGCAATTCATGGTTAGTCTTGTTGACATATATAAGGTTAAAGAATCTACTTTTGAAAGATTACATGAGTTAAAGTCAAGTAGAAACCCTGCTAGGGGAAATAAAGGTAAAAATAGAGAAAAAGGCTTTAAACTAGTTTCTAGGGGAATAGACCCAGAAACGGGAAGAGATACTTCTGATGTAGTATATGAAAAATCTATGTCAAATATGTTTAAAGACTTATACGCAGAAGCACAAGATTTTGAAATATTATCTAAAGAAAATCCAGACGATTTAGTAATATATAAAATGTCAGAAGAACTAACAGAAATGGTTAAGGATTTTAGAACCCATATAAGAAACAATTATCCTGAAGAACATAAAAAATTAGACGAAGCTAACGTAACAGGAACAGGTACCTCTATTAGTACGGGGGATAGTCCCGCTTTTGCAACACCTTTTGCTTTTGGTGATGATAAAAAGAAAAAAATGAAAGCTTATAAAAGTATAGGATATAAACCAGCAAAATAATGAAAAAATTCAATATACATGACTGGAGGCAAAAACAATTAATTGAAAGTTATAACAATAGGTTATCCGACCAAACACTAGATCAATTATTTGAAGGACTTATTTCTCAAGATATTTTATTAAATGAAGGTATTGGTGATTTTTTAAAAGGCCTTAAAGATAGAATAAAAAACACTAAAGCTTTTACTTCCCTCATATCATTAGCTACAGACTTTAAAGATTCTTCTAAAGCAATTACTTTTGCACTTCGATTAAATGCCCTAGGTATTTTACCAAAAAATGAAGCTGAATTACAAATATTAAAAGATAAACTTGAAGGTAATAAAACAAAAGTTAATGAACAAGAAACAGAATATAATAATAAATTAGATTCTACATTACCAAAAGGAGATAAAGACACTGAAGAATTAAAAAGTTTTTGGCATGATAATTTTGCGGGGAAAACTATAAAAACTATTTTTGTATTTTTTATGATATTTCAAATGAATGCAGCTTCTATAATGGATACAGTTAAAACAATATCCCCTGATTCATTTAAAACAGTCCAAACCCAAACAGGAGTAAGTGATATAAATTTAACAGGAGTAGCTAACAAATTAGCAGCAGCGGGGTTTGACGATGCTCAAATAAAAGATATTATAGCGGGGGTAGGTGATATAAAATTAGGAGATATATACAGTCACGGAGGGGATGTTAAAATATTTGTAGACCAAGAGGGAAATGTAGAAGTAGAAACACCAGATAATATAGATGACCCAGGTGAATTATCTTCAGAAACAGATAATATAAGTCAAGCAGCAGATCAAGGTTTAAAATTAAATATATCAGGAGAACAAACAGCTAATTTTAGTTTATTTGATTATGGATCTAGTAATTTAACACAAGAAGGAGAAAATGAAGCTGACGCTGAAAACTTAAAAATCGTAGACTATTTAATGAATGGTCAAGATTATTCTGAAACTATAATAGGTCAATCAAGTAACACTGGTCCTAATTCAAATTACGATAATAGTACAAATGAATCTGATAAATTAGATATAAATAGAGCAAATTCTTTAGCTGCTTATTCATTTGATGATATTAAAAGAGGCTTAGATGATAAAGGAGTAAAATACACTTCAACAGACACTTCAATTACTTTAGAAAATGGTACAAAATATACACAAAATGTAGAAACGGGCCAAAATCCAGAATCATTAACCCAAATAGATCAAACAGATGATACACCTACTCAGTCAGCTATTAGAGTAGGAGAAGTTAAAACAACAGACCCACCAACAAATGTAGTGTTAGTTGATTTTGATCCAGTAGTAGCACCTGGTTCAACAGGAGGAGGAGGTACGTTTGTACCCCCACCAATTGAAACTTTTGAGGGTTTAATTAGAGAAGGCCAATTAAGTATAATTATGGCTTTAATTAAACCTGAAGTTAAATTATTTCCTTACTTAAATGTAATTAAACATGGTAAAGAATCAGATGAAGTTTTAAGTGGTTACACACAATCTGTATGGGTAAAACTTAAAAATAATGAAAGTTTACCTGAAGAATCAAGAAAGCTAGCGGGAGCAATTATTAACGCTAGAAAAAGTCCTGATACACTTACATCTAGAATAGCTAAATGTTTAGGAATAGAATTATCTAAAAGAGCAAAAGCAAAACAACTTCAACCAGGTCAAGCAGCACAAGGACAAGAAATATTAGGATTTACACCTATAAAAGAAAGAATACATCCTCTTTATGAATTATTAGATGAAGCAGTAATAGATGAATTTATAGATTGTAATAATGTAAATAAAAACGCAGGCCAACTATTAGCTTATATAGGCAGTATGTATGCATCAAAAGATAATACTCAAATAGGAATTGTTAATACTGATAATTTACCACCAAATGTAAAATCAAAATTAGACAAATCAGGATTTAAACCAACAACCATAGGAAGAGATAAAGGAATATATGTATTCCTAGATGCTGGAGAGCAACCCTCTATTAAACCAACACCAGATAAAATAAGTGAACCTATTGATTTAGATATAGATTCTCCATCAGTTAAAAAAGGTAAAATATTTATATCTCCTAAAGATGTTCCTGTTTTCCCTAAAGACCTTTATAAAACAGAATTTTATAAAGATGCTGTAAAAGATGGGTGGATGTTCGTTGATAGAAAAAATGCTTCTTCTTTACCTAAAGGGACTAAAGTTAAAACCCTTAAATTTAATTTAAATAATTTAAAAAATATTGATTATAATAAAAATAAAAAATTAGCAACCTTGTTAGAAAGAATAAACTCTTCAAAAAAGATATAAAATGAAAAATATACTAAAAGAACGCTTCCAAAAACTAGCAGGCATTAAATCATTAGGTGAAATTGAGGCAGGAATGGTCCCTAGGGGGAATGATACGCTTCCTAAACCAAGCTATAAAGAAAAAGCAGATGATGAAAGAAGGAAACATGAAAGAGATGTAAAATTAGAAACTGAGTTATTAAAATACGTTGGCCAAACATTCGCTAGTTGGATGTCCCCATCAAGTAGAATTGGGGGTGAATTTATCGATAACCCACCATTTTCTCAAGAATACGCAAAACCACCTTATATTAATAAGTTAGTAACAGGTATAATAGATATAGTTAATGGTGAGGGATTTGAGGAAAAAGAAACTGATATTTCTGCTACAGATACAGGAACCAAGATATAGAACCTAAATAAAATGACTAGAAAATAAAAAAAAAAATGAAAAAATTACTAAAAGAACGCCTCCAAAAACTAGCAGGTATTATAGAAGCAGAAGATGAAAGGTTTAATCAAGAAACTAAAACAGTAGCAGGATTAGCAAATCAATTTCTTACTATTTCTAAAGGATTAAGAGGAGGAGATTATAAAGGTGTACAATCAGGAGAGATAAATGAAATAGATGATTTAATAAACATGATATTACAAGCAGCTGAAGAAGGTAATATTACAACGATATTAATAAGAGTACAAGGTATGTTATCTAAATCTATTAAAGGAACATCAACTTTACCTGGAGAAGAAGATGAATTCGATGTTGAAGACGAAACAATTTAATTATGTTATTACAAGAATATAGGCAATTTAAAGTAGATAAACAATTAGTAGAGCAATCTATTAAAAAAAATAAATCATTGGTAGTATCCGGTGTTTTACAAAGAGCCGATGCTAAAAACCAAAATGGTAGGATTTACCCAAGAGATATTTTAGATAGAGAAGTACAAGCATATATGGATGGTCCTGTAAAAGATAATAGAGCTATGGGTGAATTAGATCATCCAGAATCTTCCGTAATCAACTTACAAAATGTATCTCATACAATTAAAAAATGTTGGTGGGAGGGGGATGACGTAATGGGTGATGTAGAAATATTAGCTACACCAGCAGGAAATATACTAAAAGCTTTATTTGCAGCTGGTGTTACTGTTGGTATTAGTTCTCGTGGAATGGGTTCAGTTTCAGAAAATATAGCAGAAGGTACAGTCGAAGTACAAGATGACTTTGAATTATTATGTTGGGATTTTGTTTCAACACCCTCCACACAAGGTGCTTTCATGGCCCCAACAGTTAATAGAAATATTAATGAAGGTAAAGCAAAATTACCAGAATACAAATATACAAACGTAAATAACATAATCCGCGACATCATCTGTGATAATACAGGTGTATGTGCATGTTAAAATAGAAATGAAAAAATCACAATTAAGAAAAATAATAAAAGAATCAATTAAAGAATTGATGACTGAGCAATCATTTGGTCAAACAAATGCAGCCCCGGGATGTTATGTTACTGTTGATACTACGACCCCAAATTTCACATCGTATGGTGGTTCACCTTGTACTATATCTTGTATTACTTATTTTTCACAGGCATGTTGTCAAAATACTAATAATCAACCTTATACTCCAACTAATAACTCTTCTTGGTGGAGTGGAATTGGATATATCTCAGGATCACCATGTGATCCAAATTGTATTTCAGGTGCAAGTAATGGATGGGGAGGTTGGACAATGACATCTGGGGGTATAGAAAATTTACTAATAAATCATACTACTAATATACCATCTAATGGTCAGATGTGGGGTCATTTAAATACTTCATCTCCCCCTCCCAGTCTACCAATTATAATGACTGTTTGGACAGGTAGTTGGACGTCCTCTTGTAATGATTACATAAACAGCCTACCTTCTCCATCACCTCTTGCAACATCAGCAGGCTCATGTAATCCAGCAGCATGGTCAAACCATGCAAACTGGACATCAACTTTTACAAACACAGTAGCTAACCACAACAATCCTTGCAATTTCTTAAACAAAAAGATAGCACAATTTACTTCAAATTTACAAGGAACAGGACAAGGTAATTATCAAAACATGCAAAATTGCAAATTAGATTTAGCTAACGATTTACACACACAAAATAATTGCTAAAATGAAAAAATCTCAATTAAGAAAAACAATTAGAGAATCAATTAAACAGTTACTAACTGAATCTCAAGACCCAGGCATTTTAATAGTAGCTATGCCTAATGTACCAGGATACTCCTCCAATT